GCACGTTGGGTTGATTTTATACAGTGGCATCAAGCATCGAATAGAATTCTTCTTCCGAAATAATTTGAACAGGCTTGCCCTTTTTCTGCAATTCTGCGGCTTTCTGTACCTTACGGGAAGCAATACCGCCGTTCATTTCGGACCATTCCTGACTTCCCAAAACAAGATAATTCATCGTGTTTACGGGACTGTCCGACGTTAGACCGCCACGCTTGCGAATCTCGAAAAGTGCTTCCGCCCGTTCCATTCGGGACAAGTCGCCCGTAATAACAAACATTTTGTTGCGGAGCGGGCTTTTTTGAAGTGCCTGCAATCTTGCGGCGACACCATCGGGCAACGGGGCAAGTTTCTTTGCACGCTTATATGCGGCAAAAGCACAGCGCCCGGAGCCAATACTCCAAAAGAAGTCACCCAACGTCAAGAACACGTCCGATTCGGACAAAACGGTTTCGCTAAAAGCGTTTGCAAGTGCGGCGATTTCGATTTCAAGTTGTCCGTCGCTGGAATTGGCGTTGAACATGGACGAAAAGGTGTTGGCGGGCTTACATATTCCAGTCCCCGGAACCTCTTCTTTCCAGTAAGAAACATCGTTGAACATTACATAACCTCCATTCATTTTTGTGTTAATGTTCAGAGAAATTCTTATCTTTAACACACCATCAATTAAAGTATAAAAAATGCGAAAAGTCAAGGGAGGGAGGTAATGCGGCATGGCTGGACGAAAAGAATATGAACTGCTTTTCAAACTGCAAGCGGCTTTGGGCGGCAACTTCAACACGGTTTTTCAAAGCGCGTTGAACACCACAAAGCAGATGCAGAACAGCCTAACGAAGCTAAATTCCATCACCGGGAAAATCGACGCTTACAAAAAGCAGGAAGCCGCCCTTGAATCGAACCGTCAAAAGCTGGAACGCCTGACCGCAGAGCATGACAAACTCCAACGGGAAATGAGCGAAACCGCCGCCCCGTCGGAAGAACTGCGGCAGAAGATGGCGAAGAATGAAAAGCAGATCGCCGCGACAACTGCGAAAATCGAAGCGCAGGAACAGCGGTTGCAGACGCTTGGTTCTGAACTGTCCGACGCGGGCGTGAACACAGCGAATTTGAGCGCGGAGAACGAACGGCTTGCAAAGACCTATGACAAGGTAAAGAAAAGTCAAGAGGAATTGGCAAAGGTAAGCGCCGCCCTTGAACAGAACAATGCGGCAATCTCCCAAACGAAGACCCAACTTGCGGGAACGCTTGGGACCCTTGCCGCGCTGGGCGGTGCTATCTATGCCGGACCCGTGAAAAAGGCTGCTGAATTTGAAGCCCAAATGTCAACCGTCAAGGCTATTTCCAACGCATCGGCGGACGACATGAAGCGGCTTTCAGAGGAAGCGAAGCACATGGGCGCGACAACGAAGTTCACCGCAGTTGAAGCCGGAAAAGCCCTTGAATATATGGCTATGGCAGGTTGGAAGACCGACCAAATGTTGGGCGGCTTGCCCGGCATTATGAACCTTGCCGCCGCGTCCGGCGAAGACTTGGGGCAGGTTTCCGACATTGTAACGGACGCACTGACAGCGTTCAACATGACAGCAGACCAGTCCGGGCGCTTTGCGGACGTACTCGCGCAGGCATCTTCCAACGCGAACACCAATGTTTCTATGATGGGTTCGACATTCCAGAAAGTAGCGCCTGTGGCGGGCGCGTTGGGCTACTCTGTGGAAGATATGTCACTTGGAATCGGCCTGATGGCGAATGCGTCCATCAAGGCAGAAGTCGCAGGCACAAGCCTAAAGACGGCCCTTGCGAACATGGCAAAGCCCACAAAGCAAATGCAAGCCTACATGGACAAGTACGGAATCAGCCTGACGAATGCGGACGGAAGCATGAAGACGTTCCGCGGGGTCATCGACAATCTGCGGTCCAGTTTGGGCGGGCTTTCCGAATCCGAACAGGTGGCGGCGGCTACCGCCATTTTCGGCAAAGAGTCTTTCGCGGGTATGCTTGCTATCGTAAACGCAAGCGACGCTGATTTCAAGAAACTGTCCGATTCGGTCAACAACGCCGCAGGCGCGGCGGAGCGCATGGCGCAAATCAAGCTGGACAATTTCGAGGGTAAAGTTACCCTGCTGAAATCCGCATTCGAGGGCCTGCAAATCGCGCTGGGCGACGCACTGTTACCGACATTCACACAGGGAGCGGAGAAAGCCGCCGAACTGATCTCCAAACTGACGGAATTTATCAACGCAAACCCGGAACTTGTGCGGACCATCGTAAAAGTGACGGCGGGGATGTTGGCATTCAAGGCCGCGGCCCTGACTGCAAAGCTGGGCTTTCTTGAACTGAAAGGCGGCGTGCTGACTGTTCAAAAGGTCATGGCGCTTTTCAAGGGAAAGACAGCACTTGCGGGCGTGGAAGCCGTCGGGTTCGCAGGAAAGGTCAAGGGCGTTGCAAAGAGCGTGACCGGATATTTCGGCGGCATTGGGTCCGCGGCGGGTGGTGTAGGCCGCGCGTTCGGGCAAATGTTCAGCGGAACAAAAATCGGCGGCGCGTTCTCCAAAATCGGCGGCGCGGCGGGCGGCGGATTCTCGAAGCTGTTTTCGGGAATGGGCGGCGGTGCGACGCGGGCATTCACAGGCGTGGCCGGGACAATCACCAACATATTAGGCAAGGCCGGGACCGCTGTTGCGGCGGGACCGCTGGGTAAAATCGGTTCCGTTATCGGAAAGGGTTTCGGGAAAATAGGAACCCTGATTGCCCCGCTTCAAAAGCTGGGCGGCGCTATCTTGGGGCCGTTCAGCGGCATTCTTGGCAAGGTGCTTCCCGTGGTGGGCGTTATTTCGCTGATCGTTGCCGCGGTCCAAATCCTACGGGACAATCTGGACAAGGTGCGCGAAGTCGTGGGCCGGGTGTTCGGTGACGCTGGACTTGTCATTTTTGACAAGGTGGTTGCGGCAATAACCAACATCGGCGATACGATACGCAACGTTTTCACGGACGGCAATTTGGGCGGCGCACGGCAATTCCTGATAAACCTGTTCGGAGAGGAAGCAACGGGCGTTATCGACGGGGCCATTACGATTTTACAAACCGTCTGGAATATTCTTTCCGGGTTCATCGAGTTTGTGAACACCTATGTTCGCCCGATTGTGGAGCAAATCTTTTCTTTCATCGTCGGGACCGTGCTTCCGCAGATCGCGCAGGCGTTCGCGGAGTGGGCACCGACTATCGCTTCTATCCTGCAAGGACTTGCGGAAGTGGTTTCCACCATTGCAACGGCAATCATGGCAGTTATTCAATTCCTTATGCCGACGATACAAAGCATCATCGGCGTTGCGCTTGAAACCATCAAGGGCGTTGTATCTGGTGCGCTGACCGCGATAAAGGGCCTTGTAGACGTTTTCGCAGGCATCTTCACGGGAGATTGGACCCGTGTTTGGGAGGGCGTGAAAAGCATATTCAGCGGCGTTTGGAATTCTCTAAAGAGCATTGCAAGCGGCGTACTGAACGGCATTATCAGCCTTGTAAACGGCGTGATTTCCGGCTTGAACAAGCTGAAAATCCCTGATTGGGTCCCCGGCATCGGCGGAAAGGGCATCAACATTCCGTTGATACCGCGGTTTGCAACAGGTACAGACAGCACGCCGGACACGTTCATAGCTGGTGAGCAGGGCGCGGAACTTATCACCAACGCAAAGAACCGAAGCGTATTCACCGCGGCGCAGACGGGAAGCATCTTCCGCAATCTTGCGGACACGGTAAACGCTATTCGCACCGCAGGGGCCGCGCCGTATCAACTGGCCTACGCGGGAGCGCCCAGCGTTGCCGCACCGACCCTGAACGCAGGCGGCGGCAGAACGTCCGTCGTCATTCACAGCGCACCCGTGTTCCACGTCGGCAACGACGCGCAGGCACAGGACATTGAAGAAATGCTACGCCGCCACGACGAAGAGTTGTTGGACGAAATCGACGAGCGGGAGCGGCAAAGACAGGACGACGAAAGGCGGCGGAACTATGACTAAATACACCACCATAGCCGGGGATATGTGGGACGGCATCGCCTATAAGACATTGGGCGACGAAGCCTACACAGACCGGCTTATGAAGCTGAACCAGCAGTACCGCCGCACTTTCGTTTTTCCCGCTGGAATCACGCTGACAGTCCCGGAGCCGGAAACACGGGTTTCCTCTGACCTGCCGCCGTGGAAGCGAGGGACTGCCGAATGAATGCACGAAGAACCGTTGTCCGCCTGACCTTTGCAGGGGTGGACATTTCAGCAGACATAAACAAGCATCTTCTTTCGCTGACCTACACGGACAACGAAGAAGATAAAACGGACGACCTGCAACTATCGCTTGATGACCGCGAGGGCGTGTGGCTGGGAAAGTGGCTGAACACACCCGGCGCGTCAAAGGGCGTGGAGATCTCCGCCGTCATCGTTCAAAAGAATTGGGAATCCAACGGGAAAGACCGGGTGCTTGACTGCGGCGTTTTTGAAATCGACACCGTGGACGGGAGCGGCCCGCCCGCAAAAGCGACCATCAAGGCCGGGTCCATTCCCTACAAGTCAACCGTGCGGACGCAGAAGAAAACGAAAGCATGGGAGAACTACACACTTTCCGGCATCGCAAAGGAAATCGCGGGCAAAAACGGGCTTACCTGTATGTTTGAATCCGCTTTCGACCCTCTGTATACCCGGAAAGAGCAGATACAGGAATCGGACATCACTTTTCTTCAACGGCTTTGCAAGGCCGCGGGAATCAGCCTGAAAGTTACCGCAAAAATCATCGTTCTTTTCGACGCGGCGGCTTATGAGCAGAAAGACGCGGTGCGTGTCATCAAGCGCGGGACGGCGGACGTTAGTTCGTGGTCCTTTTCAACCAGCCTGCACGACGCGTCATACAGCAAGTGCCACGTTTCCTATACCGACCCAACGACGGGAAAGACCATCGAATACACCTACACACCGCGAAACGCGGATAAGGACGGTCAAGTTCTGGAAGTGAACGAAAAGGTTTCCAACAGAGAGGAAGCCCGGCAACTGGCAATGAAGCGCCTGCGGCAGAAGAACAAGGGCGAATTCAAGGCATCGTTCAAGTTGACCGGGGACGCGCGGCTTGTGGCTGGTATCACGGTTCAGGTATCGGGCTACGGCGCGTTCGACGGGAAATACATCATCGAAACGGCGACGCATTCCGTGTCAAAGAGCGGCTACAAAACCGATTTGACGCTACGCCGGGTATTGGAGGGGTATTGATGGCTGATCTATCAGTTTTGAAAAATATCGTGAGGACGGGCCGGGTTTCATCGGTCAACGCCGGGAACCGAACCGCCCGCGTCACGTTCGAGGACAAGGGGCAATCGCCGCTTGTGTCAGGAGAACTAAAGGTCATCAAGAACCCGCCGTTCATTCCGGCAAAGGGAGCGGCACAGAGGACGGAAAGCGAAAGCGGCGGAAGCGGTGAAGCCGCCTTTGCCGCCCATTCGCACGCCGTCAAAATAGCCCCGTGGTTGCCGTCGCCGGGAGACTATGTTTTATGCCTGTATATCCCGACGGACGACGGCGACGGGTTCGTGATTGGAGGGATATAAACAATGGCGCTTATCGGGAATTGGGGTGACTTCACATTCTACGTTTCCGCGGACCAAATCAAGACGTTCGACAGTCTGAAATGGGACAGCGCGGCGAAGTATTCCACCCACGACCGACACTTACGGGAACCCCTGTTGGAATTCACCGGGACAGACGTTGAAACGATAACGTTCACCATGTTCTTTTCCGTGTTCTTGGGGGTAAACCCTATCAAAGAAATTGCAAGCCTGCTTCAAGCTATGCGGCGGGGCGAAGTAAACCGACTTGTCATCGGGCCGAAAGCCTACGGCACGAACAAATGGGTCATTACGAAACTGTCAAATTCCTTGAAGCGGTTCGACCGATGGGGCAACCTGCTTGTCGCGTCGGTGAATGTTACGATGCAGTCTTACGCAGTCAGATAAGGAGGGCGGGAAATGGCATATATCGTGAAAGCCTTTACGCCCGGCAAACTCAACCTTGCGCCGGAAACGCTGGAAGAGGAAGTTTTGCAGAACGTCGCTATCATCGTGTCAACGCCGAAATTCTCTGTCCCACTCGATAGGGGGCTTGGGTTGGCGCAACGGTTCATCGACAAGCCGATACAGGTTGCACAATCTATCTTGATTTCGGAGGTTCTGGACGCGGTAGAAGAGTATGAACCGCGGGCAGAGGTAACAAACGTCACGTTTGAAGCGGACGAAACGCCGGGCCTGCTGGTCCCCGTATTGGAGGTGAATATCGTTGACAACGAAGAGTAGAACATACCCAGACATTTCATACGTCGAAACCGACACGGAAACCATCGTGAATACGCTGATACAGGGGTACGAAAAAATCGCCGGGCGCACGCTGTACCCGGCGGACCCGGCACGACTGTTCATTCTGTGGGTTGCCGATATTATCGTTCAAGAGCGGGTGAACATTGACTTTTCCGCGAAACAGAATATCCCGCGGTATGCAGAGGGCGAATATCTTGATTCCCTCGCAGAACTGTTCAAGGGCGCGGAGCG